ACGAAGAATCATCGATCATTCTTTTTTTAATACAATCACCAATGTTTGTGTCTTCGAACATAACTGGTTCAACCAGTAATTCACCATCTTCTTGTTTCTTCATACACATGGCGTATGACTTCTTGTAGTCCATACCCCTTGCACGATTGTCTGCCATACACATTTCCATTGGAAGTTCATCTGTTGAGAACTCTTCCAACTTGGACCAATAACGATAATACGCATTGAATGCGTTGAGACATGATCCAAGACGTTCCTTCATGTTAGGGAACTGTTCTTTCATCTTTGAATTTGAACTACAACGAGACAAATACTTACCTCTGTTTTCACTCTTATTCGGCTTTAAAACGAAACCATCTTCTTTAATTTTACTCATACTATTTTTTTTTAACAACCACCCCATATACATCTGTAAGTTGGATCAGAATAATAACCGATACCTGCTCTTGAAAATCCTGATGCGATATCATATCCTTCCCATCTTCCATTTGTTAATTCAACGCCTGAGAAATAATTCTTGCCCAAATGCGGAAATAATCCTTCGGTTGAATTAAAATTGAAACATCTTGGATAGTTTCCTGAATTGAAAATAATTTCTTGAATCATTCTTTGTTCAAAGAATTGTGAACGTTGTTCCGCCTTCTCTGTGAACCATTGCATTTCTTTTAATGTAACGGTTTGTTCAGATCCATTTACTAGGCCATTATTTTTAATTCTGCCCCATACACTTGGCAAACATTCTGCGTATGCAGTCCACAGCAATAACGGTTGCACGAAGTATTCCAAAAAGTTTTGGTTGATTGTTGTAAGATTTGAATTCGTTACTTGATCCAATAACTCAACGTAGTAAGGGCGGCCTATAATATATTCGAGTTTGGTCTGCTGCACGACTGAAATAAAAGGCAGAAGCACGGAACTCGAAACGTTTTGATCGATGTCCGTGAAGTTCTTAATCTTAACCTCGCTTATCAAAAGCACATTCTGCGGCACTAATGCTTGACTCATGTTATTCTGTTATGTTTTCTTTTTTATCAACACCAACGATTTCATTCTCATTTACGTTAACCGTTTCAACTGGTTTTTCATCAGGGATTGTTACCATTTGGAATTGTTTTATTTCTATCTCACATGGTTTACGATCACGTAGTGTAAGTAAACGCTCGAACACACCTTTGATCTCATTTTGCGCAGGAGCGATTACTAAGTGCTGAAAATGATCTTGTGCTTCTAAATGATTTGGCGTCCCGAGAGATCCCGCAGTCTGAATGCCCAAGAGTTCAGGCGAACTAATTTGGTGTGATGTTAAGATGGCTTGTTGTACTTGTTGATTCATCTCGATCCACATTTTATCTGAACCATTTGGTGAAATGGTTGTGATCTCAGGAGCCTCGTCTTTTGAATTGGCAAACGTCAGCATCAATTTTCCAGGGTTGTTGCTCGATGAATACTTTGCAGTGAGGGTCTGATAGATCTGTTCACGTTCTTCGGGTGCAGGAATTCCTGAATTCAGAGAAACGAAAAGCGATGGGTTAAGGCCGTTAATAATATTTGAGTGCCAGAAATTTAACACCTCGATTTCCGTTGCAATCGCAGTTGCTCCACCCCACCAATTCGGGTAACCATAATAGTCTGCGGATGGTGAGTGTGATCTATAATAAAATACTTGTGATGGATCTTCTCCATTAGGATCGAAGGCTTGAATTTTTCTTGGTGTGAATTGTGGTTTACGATAAAACGCCCAATCATTTGAATAATAATAATTCTCAATCCTGTCATTTAACGTTGCTCTCTCTGCACGTAATTTGGAAGGATCCATATAATAAATTTCATACCCAAGATCACGATCACGTCTGTGGACTATGTTAACACTAAACGCATTATAGAGAATGAAATCCAAAGTACATTTCATCCATATATCATAGATTGATTCTCCCATTGAGTTTGCCATTAATAAACGATTATTATCTCCGTCTTTTAATGACATTTCTTCCCCGCGTATTCCAAACCACTTACTCATAATACATGCACGGTTTGTTGGTGACGTATTATAAAGTCTTATGATTTCTTGTGGTGCAAGGTTGGCGACACCATAATAGACCCAAGGCGTTCTTGTGTTGATTGCGTCGTTCTCTTCAATGATCGGAACCCTCGCAACCGCAAAGTTGAACACTCTTAGTAAATCTTCTGGTAATTTTTGTTCGTCCATACTTATAAATATATTTTTTTATCTCTTTAATCAAACACCACAGATATAAACATCTGATGGTAATTCAATTATTTGACTCAGTTGTTGTGGTGTTAAACATTCTGATAATTGATCAGTATCAATTTTAATAACAGATCCCCAAAATATAGTTGATCCACTCTGAGAGTCCAATGTACAATATGCGATTGGTGTTTCTTGCCATGTAGTTGTTTCACCTTCTGGAAATCCCAAACAATCATTTATTTGATTGATTAGATCATAACCTTTTGATGTTTCATCTTCATTAAATTTTATTAATCCTTTCATATTAGTATTTTAAACCCCACTTATTTTTTAAATATGTATTCAAATCACTTTGTTCCGTTGGTGTAAGTTCCCTTGTAAATATAAATACCTCACCAAGTTGACCTGCGAAGTCAGTTCCTGCTCCATCATAATTTAAAAGATTTATCACACCACTATCAGTTGTATTTTGTATTGATCCATTATTAGATGTTATATTTTGTGTTGTTGCACTTGTGTTTACAATACAATAAGAAATTGCAGACGCTCCTGTTGTTGAAATAAACCACTGCATGGTTTGTCCTGAACTTGGGAATGTCACACCTGAATATTGTGCAGTTCTATTATTAGCACCATCTACATAAGTTCCTTGTATCGAATGTCTAAAATTATAAGGTGCTGTTGCAGATCTATTAAGTCCAAAATATTGTGATGAAGATACTGATCCATACTTATAAATAGGTGTCATCGATGCAGTCTGTGCTGTTCCAAGACCACCAACTACTACAAAAACATTTAAGGTAGGTGAATTAAAATTAGTATTACTCTTTAATATATCGGTACTGAATGTAACCGCAGAAACAGATGTTGTAAACGAAGTTCCTGATCCCCATAATGGTTGATCTGCCGCGGTTGATTGTGTAAACGCAGTTAATGAGACATCAGTTCCTTTATTAACAATTTTCTCAACATTTAATGTTCCTGATCTGAATGTAATTGTATTTCTATCATTGAAATCAACCCAAATATTAGGTGATAATGTAGATGGATTAAATGGTGGAGTTGGACTTGGTGTATTAGTTATGGTTGGTGTATTAGTTGTGGTTGGTGTTTGAGTATTAGTAGGTGTTTGTGTTTGTGTTGGAGTCATTGTTTGACTGGCTGTAATGGATGGTGTTGGTGTCTGTGTATTAGTTGGTGTCTGTGTCATTGTAACACTTGGTGTTGGAGTCATTGTCTGACTTGCAGTGATACTCGGAGTTGGAGTCTGAGTTTGACTTGCAGTGATACTCGGAGTTGGTGTTTGTGTCGGGGTTCCTGTTTGTGTCTGTGTATTCGTATTTGTAGGGGTCTGTGTGACCGTTGGAGTCTGAGTTGGTGTTTCTGTCTGACTTGGAGTAATGGACGGAGTAGGCGTGTTTGTAGGGGTATTGGTTGGTGTTGAACTATAAGTCAACGTTGGAGTATTTGTAGGTGTTGTTGTTTGAGTTTGTGTTTGTGTTGGAGTCTGAGTTGTTGTAGGTGTTTGAGTTGATGTTACGGTTGGAGTTGGAGATGGTGGATTTAATTCATCTGGCGCAAAAATATAGTTTGAGTTGATTTCATTATTAGAAACATACTCAACATAATAATCATTTGTTGTGTTTGCAGATTGTACAATAAGAAGTGCTTGACCTGATTCAATAATACCAAGACTTAACGCAGGATCGAGATTTCCACTACCTTGTGTTTGTTGATAAATGCCATAGTTATAAAGTCCTTCATACGGGAACGCGATCTGACCCACACCTTGTCCTTCAACAAAATCAAATTCATCATATCTCGTCTTGTGAGTTGAAATATCTGTTGGAATGAAACGAACTTGTTGTTTAGAAAAAATATGTGTGAAAGAAAATAACCATTCAGGATTCGATATCGTTGCGTTCTGTGATACAGTAACAACCATTGAATTCCTCTGACCCGTTTTAAGTAATATCATATTCTATAAATAATAACAAGAGGAGAAATAAATTCCCCCCTTGTTAAAGTTTTTTTTATTAAGGTAAGATAGTCATACCTGTTACCACACTTGCAAGATCACCATCCAATTGATTCATCGGATTTTGTTCCAACGCTTGGAAAGTGATGTTGTAACCCGCCTGATCTCCAAGAGCCTTTCCGCTCACAGAAGTTCCTGCAGATACAAATGAGCCATACACCTCACCAAGTAAGAAACTATTTCCATTATTATCGATGAACACAATTCCTAATTTAGGAGACTGTGCCAAAGTTTTAAGAATGTTTCTTTTTGTTTGGTCTAATTTTGCAAAATATGTAACTAATTCTTGTGTATAGAAAACTGTGCCATTCTCTAATGAAGCATTTACAGTTTCTGTAAATTGTGAAGACGTGCGGATAAGTTCGAAAACATACCAACTACCACTACCGCTAATTGAAGTGATTAAATCACTACCATCTTTGGTAACATTTGTAATGTTTGTGAAGTCAGTTATGTATGCCGTACCTACACCACCCACGTTATCGCGACAAGAAAGTGCTATACCTGCTGTTAAATTACATGCCATGTTATATTTTATTTATTAAATAACGTTTATTGTTTTAAAAAAAGTGGTGAGTATTTCATCACCACTTTTAATTATGAAAGACCGTTTGTTACAAAGAACTGAGGGAACGCAATTTGTGCTCCGATCTTGTACGCCGCCATAATACGCACTTCTTGAAAATCTTGGCTAAACCAAGCCCTGAAGCTGTCTTCATCGCTAGTTAAGTCCGTTCCGATTAAGAAATACTGCGCAGGTCCTGCAGCAATTAAATTTGATCCGTTTAATCCAGGAACACCTACAACGCGATAGTTTGTTTGCGGATGATACATAGAATAAACAGAACCTAATTTATTTTCAGAAGAATCGATCCAGAAATTGTTTGCGTTTCTTACTGCTTGCAAGTAACATTTGAATTGTTGTTGCGACATAAAGATTACGATATCATCTCTGTCATAAACGTTTGCGTTTAATAACTGAATGATGTTATCGATTTGACCTAATACGTTGTTTGCCTTGTCTTGAACAGAAGAACCTGTTACAGAACATAATGCAGTTGCACCTGTTACTTGAACAACACCCGCAGTGTTCTTTAATAACTCAACAAATCCACTGAATGTAGATCCTTGATATTGAGGGTAAGTACTACCTGTTGTTGAACCTGTTGAAGATTGCCAAATACGATATTCGTTGTCTCTTTTAATTTGCTTTGTTTGCAAATCAATGATTGCCTGCTCGAATGGTGCGTTTTCATTATACGATCCCGCGTTCAAATATTGACCAAGCCATAAAGTATTTAATTGTTGCAGACAAAGCGAGGTATTAATTTTCAGACTTTGTACTGTTACAGGAGCAACAGTGAATGTAGTTGTACCTGAGTTCTCCCAACCACAAGTTGTTCCTGTTTGAACTACTAATGATTCAGAAAGTAAGTTCACGTTTTGTGTGCCCTTGATGCCCGGAATTACATTACAAAATTCCATAGTCACCGGTGAAAGCACCGCTTCACTTATGATATCACTGTTAAGTTGATCTACGTATGTAGATAAACCCGCAAGATCATAAGAAAAATTCATCTTAGAAAGATTTTTGTTTTTCATCTTATTGATTATTTTTTTTTTAATTATTATGAGA